GCGCGCGCTCGAGGCGTCGAGCTCAAAGATCGTGGCCTCGTGTCGGGCCTTGGCCGTGGCCGCGCTGGCGAGCTCGGCGATCGCGTCAGATGTGCGTTGCAGATGTGACCGATCGGCCTCGGTCCGCGCCTCGAGGTCGCGGGCCTCCTCGCGCGCCCGGGCTTCGGCCTTCTCGTAGACCCCGAGCCCGAGGACGGTGCCGAGGATGCGCTTGCGCTCGCCGGCGGTCGCGGTCGCGAACCGATCGGCCTGGCCCTGGCCGAGAAAAACGGCGGTCGCGAAGGTGTCGCCATCGAGCCCGAGCAGCTCGCCGATGGCGGCCTGCGTGGCGCGGATGTCGTCGCCGGTCAGCGGCGTCCACGAGCCGTCGGGCGCCGCGACGTGGAGCTCGAGGTAGGACTTGCCCGCGCCCTTGGTCGTGCGCCCCCGGACGGCGCGGTAGGTGGATCCGGAGTACTCGAACTCCACGGTGGCCGACATATCGCTCGAGCCCAGGCGCACCAGCTGGTCCGTCTTGGCCCGCGCGTCGTCGAAGAGGACATATTTCAGCGCCTCGAGGAGCGCGCTCTTGCCGGCGCCGTTGGGCCCGACGAAGGCGGCCAGGCGCGTGCCGTTGAACTCGACCCGCGTGTCGACGTGGCTCAGGTGGTTGTGCAGCGCGATCGCGTTGACCTTCATCGGCGTCCCGTGCCCTTGCACTTCGGGCAGCGCATCCGGGTCGAGTAGTCGCCGGGCACCCGGTTGACCTCGCCGTGGCCGTTGCAACGCGAGCAAACGTCACCCATCAGGCGACCTCCGCCAGGATCCCGCGCCCGCGCTCGACCAGCGCCTCGGCGTCGTCCTCGTCGGCGAAGTACTCCGTCAGCGCCTCGTGCGGCGTGAGCCCTTCGGAGAGTCCGCCGACGTCGGCCGGGCGGGCGACCGGACGCCGGCGGATCTCCTGGACATCGAACGCGTTGCAGGCCTCGAGGTAGGCGCGAACGCCGGCCACATCGGCATCCGCGTCGAGGTTGATGACACGGACGACCGCGTCGCGCACGACATCGTCGAGGTCCTCGAGGTTCCCTCGGTCGGAGGCGTCGATCGTCACGAAGCGCCGCGCCGGCGTCTCGATGAACGCCATCGACGCGATCGCACCGTCGACGTCGACGACGAGGTATCCCTTGGACTGGTTCTCTTCCCCGAAGTCGGTGCGGTAGGGCGAGCCGGCATACGCGACGAGCGGATCCGTCGAGAGGACCTGGTGCAGGTGGAAGTGGCCGGCGAGGACCGCGTCGAAGCCGATCGCGGCGAGGGCCCGCGTGTCGACGACCAGGCTCTGATCGCCCAGGAACGCGCGCTGGGTGTCGCTCATGTTCCCGCCGGACAGGCCCTGGTGGACGACGAGGACCTGCAGCGGCGCCAGAGCCTGGGCCTGGACGTACAGGCCGCGGGCGATGTCGAGGAAGGCGTCGGCGAGGACCCGGAACGCCTCCGCCGGCGGCACGTCCTCGTATCCCGCGATCGCGCGCAGGCGGTGGCTGTCGAGGTAGGGCAGCATCGCGATCGCGGTGTCGTCGACGACGGTGATGCCGGGCTTCGTGAAGCCGTCCCAGCCGGGCACGCCGGCGGTCAGGACGTCGACGATCGATCGCCCGGCGCGCTCGCCGTCGTGGTTGCCGCGGAGCAGCTTGACCGGGCCGCCGAAGGCCGCGAGCGCCCCCTGGATCTGCGCGACCCGCCATGGCGCCGGATGCCTCGCCTCGGTCAGGTCGCCGGCGACGATCAGCGCGTCGCAGCCCCGCTCGCGGGCGTCGTTCGCGACCCACTCGAGCATCCCGACGCTGTCGAGCCAGCGGGCGTTGAGCCCGGTCGTCGGGTCGATCTTCGAACCGAAGTCGTCGGCGTGGACGTCGGCCACGATCGCAATCCGGGTCATCGGACTCGATGCCCCCGGCTACCAAGGGCGATGCCGAGGACGTGCGGCGCCCACGACCCGGGCATTGGCAGCGACTCGTTGTTGAACCACCACATCGCAGCACGGCCGAGCCAGGCAGGGCGATGCTGGAACAGCCAGTCAGCCACGGCCAGCCTCCACTCCCGCCCCGAACCAGGCGACTTCGGCCGGCGTGGGCGGCGCATCGAGCTCCGCCTCGATCGCCACCGCGCGCTCCGTCTGGTAGCACTTGCCCTGGAAGATCGACCCACGGCACGTGCAGACGAGGTCCGTCGCCAGACCGACCACCTCGCCGTCCTCGCCGAGCTGCTCGAAGCCGCGCGGGTGGACCAGGTGCAGATAGTCGCCGTCGCGCGACAGCCCGAGGTAGACGCGGCGCTCGAGGTCGACGCAGACCAGCGCGTCGGGCGGGACCTCGATCGGCGAGACGATCAGGCGGGTCATGGCTAGGCCGCGGCCTCGATCGCCGTCAGGAGGGCGAGGTAGGCCTGGGAAGGCGACTCGCCGAAGCCCTCAGCGCCCGGCTTGCCCGGCCGCATGGCGAATGCTCGGTAGCGCTTCGGCCCCGGCATCGCGGCCCACGTCAGCAGCGAGTCCAGCTTCCAGCCGTCGCCGAGGTCCTCGTCGATGTTCGGGAGCTTGACCTCGCGGATCTCGGGATCCCGGCACGAGCAGAGGTCGCTGGGGAACGGGCAGTCAGACGAGTGGATCGTGTCCGCCGGGACCACGAACTGCGCGGGTCCGCCACAGCTCGGGCAGGAGCCGACGGAGACCATCGGATGCTCCGGATGCCGGACGTCCGTCATGCCGCGGCCTCCCCCCGGATCGCTGCTGCGGCCGCGCGCCAGGCCTCGTGGAAGCCGTCGACGTCGCCGCCGAAGCTCTCGACGAGGGTGACGATCGCCTGGGCCTGGGCCGCGGTCGGGCTGGCCACGAACTCGTCGCCGAACGCCGAGCCGATGACCGACGCGAAGTCGGCGCCCGAGACGTGGCCGACGAACAGGCTCTTGAGGCGATCCTTCTGCGGCTGGGTGATGTCGCCCTTGAGCTTCGAGCGCTCCGCGCTGCCCTGCAGCTTCTCGACGACGTCGACGGGGGCCTTGGCGGGTACCTCGGCCTTGGCCTCGGCGGGCGCGGTCGTGGTCCCGGTCAGGTAGTCGGGCAGGTCGTCGCTGCTCACCGCGGCCGCGAGCTTCTCGCCCGGCAGGGTCGTCGGGGTCTCGGGGGCCGGCGTGACGTTCTTGGGCTCCTCGTCCTCGGCGATCTCCGGCAGGTCGACGACCGCCGAGCCGGCGGCAAGCTCCTTGGCGGGCTCGGGGCCGTACAGCGCGGCGACCGTGCCGACCATCGCGTCGAGGACCCGCGCGCGGACCTCGGGCTGCTGCATGTTGAGGATGTAGCGGACGACCGCGAAGGGCTTCTGCAGCTGCGCGACCGGGTACGACTGTGGGATCGAGGCCACGGCCCGGAGCGCTCGGTGGCGCGCCCTGGTGGCGGCGTGCTCGTGGACGTAGCCCTTGGCGCGCTGGCGCTGGCGATCGGTCATCGCCTGGCTCTCGAGGCGGTAGTCGCGCGAGCCAGGCGCCCGGCGCTTGCGCCCGGTCGCGTCGATGACCTCGGCATAGACGCGGACGTAGGCCCGCATCGGATCGGATCCGTCGTCGAGCCGGACCTCGTCGACGAAGTCGGCGCCGAGCGCGTCGGCCAGCAGGGAGAGACCGCGGGCGTTCGGGGCCCGGTGACCGGTCGGCAGGTCGTTGCTCTCGTACGTGTCGGTCTCGAGGTCGAGCTTGACGACCTGGACGATCGGCCGGATGAGGTCGGTGCCGAGGCCCAGCGTCTGGGTCGGCACCAGGCGGTTGAAACGATCCTCGGGCCAGTTGTCGAGGTTCCACTCGACGATGGCCTCGGGGACCTGTTCGATGACGGCGACGGCCGTCTGGTTGTTCTCTGGCATGGTTGCGCGCTCCTTCTGGAGGGGTCGGCCGCCGGCGAGATCTCCACATCGCGCCGGCGGCCCGCGTGTTCGCCCGGGCTAGCCGCCCGGGTTCGGGATGCCGACCGCGCCAGCGATCGGGAACTGATGGGGTCGGGCGTCCCGCTCAGCCCGGGTGGAGCGCGCAGCAACACGCCGGGCTGAGCTAGAGGCCGGAGCCTGTGGATGGGTAGCCGCCGGGACGGTGGGGGGTTCTGCCCCGGCGGCTGGTGAGGCGCAGGCCTTGACGTCAGGCGCCTCGCTCGGACGCTGACCGGGCACTCCTCGCTCGCGCCGCTCCCCAGGGGCGCTATCCGAGGAGAGGTCAGCGACCGAGCGGGATGCCGGAACGGCGAGCAGGACGAACGGCTGGAACATCGACGGGTCGAGCAGCACGCGGCCGCCGGTCGCCGTGCCCACGGCTGTCGCCGCCTCTTCGTCGGTCCAGTCCGCGCCGAGGTGGAAGCAGCCGTCGCAGCGCTGGACGGGCGTGGCCCCCGTAACGGGCTGGACACGCTCGTCAAGGCACTCGATCGCGGCCATCCCGGCCAAGTGGTCGTTGTCGCACCCGGTCGCGGCGAGGAAGCCCTGAGAGAGGGTGACTGGCGTCATGCCAGCGACCCCGCGACGACGATCAGAGCGATGACGAACACGAAGACGAGGCCCTCGCCGATCAGGCGCAGGTCGTCTCGCCACTTGGGGTGTGCCTGGCGCATCACGCGGTCGCCCGCCAGGTGAGGTCCTTGGCGATGCCCCGGCGCCGCCATTCGGGGATCCGCTGAACGCGCCGGCGGTCGGCGACCGGGTTCATGCCGATGCGCGTGGCGAACGCGATGCACGGCTCGCACAGGTCCTGACCCTTCGGGATGCCGTCGAGGTAGACCCGGCGGACCGGCTGGTCCGTGCAGTCGGAGGCCATGTGCTGGCAGGGGCCGGGCATCAGGCGGACTTCCCGACCGCTTCGCTGGCCAGCTCCTGGAGGGCCCGGCGGTAGCGCGCGGCCTTGATGCCGTCGACGGTCGCCGACCGCTCCCACCCGCTCAGCGTGACCCGGTGGACTTCGAGGCGGTCGGCCAGGTCGTCCTGACTGACACCGACCGAGCGGCGCAGATCGGCGAGCTCAGGTCCGGCGGTGGGCTGGGGCAGTGCGTCTTCCATGGGGGCGAAGACTAGAGCGGTGTAGTCGTGTTGTCAATACGCAGCGACTACGAATAGGTACTGGTGTCAGTCCGTACTCGCTACCGTAGCCGATGTAGTCGTTATGTATTGACTCTGTAGTCGCCGTGTAGTACGGTGCGCGAGCCATGACCGACGCCCCCATCGCCCGCTGGTTGCGCGATACCCGCGAGCGCCAACTCCGCGAAGACGGCCTGCCGTGGTCGCAGGACGACCTGATCCGGCGGATGGCCGAGGAGATCGGGTGGGCGCCCCACCGGCCCAACTACTCGAAGTACGAGACTGGCCGGGCAACGCCGCAGCCTGACACCCTGGCCAAGTTCGTCCGGTTCTGGGAGGCGCGCGGCGAGGCTGGACCCGACCTCACTCCCGCCACGATCGAGCCGGCGCCCGACCTGGCCGCGGCGATCGTCGCGCTTACCGCCGAGCTTCGGGCCGCTCGAGAGGCGCGCGAGGCGTACGAGATCCGTCTCGGCGCGGTGGAAGCGGAGCTTCGATCACTCCGCGCTCGACCAGCAGGCGGAGGATCCCCAGCGCAATCCGTTCCTCTCGCGACAACGGGATAGGGTCGGTGACTGGTGTGGCCACAGGGTGGGCCTCCTCACGCGTCGCCCCGGCGCCCCCCGGCGTCGATGGCAGGCAATCGTATCCGACCGAACATGTGTTCTACAATGCGTTTGTCCACGACTTGTTTCGGCCCGATGTGGACAGCCGATCACGCGGTGACAGCCGACCTGTCACGCTTGATGTGGACAACTACCAGGCCGACCGGTGAAGGTCCGAAAGCCGCACATCTATGAAGCGGTCGCCTGGAAGAGTCCAGCGCCGGGGGCAAGCGACACCCGCAAGGTCGACCTTCGGGGGTTCGCCAAACTCAACTCGCCAAACGGCCCGCTCTGCGTCGTCAACGAGTACATATGTAGCCGAGCTGGGGAACGCGTGGGCCTCCCGGTCCCGCCTGGCGCGGTCCTCAGGACCGACACCGGAGACAGGGCCTGGGTCACCCTTAGCTTCACGCTCACTCCGCTACCCCCGGTCAACCCTTCTGATCTCGTCGCGCGCGCACCACTACTTGCCGCTGAGGTCGTGGTGTTCGACATCTTCATCGCCAACGGCGATCGCCACGCCGCGAACCTCGCCTTCACCTCCCACGATCGGCGTCTAGAAGTGTTTGACCACAGTCACGCCTTGCTGGGCGCTGGGGCCGCTGCAGGTGTCGTCCGCTATCACGGCCTCGGTCATGACCTCGGGGTCGCCGGAAACCACTGCCTGATGCCCCATCTCAGGGACCCCCGCCACGTGATGGCGGCAATCGACAAGATCCAGACCAACATGACCGATGCCACGATCAAGCGGATCACTTCGGAGGCGAAGGCACTGAACGCGGGGTTCGCCGATGCGGGCCGGCTCGCCGATGCGATGATGCTTCGGCGCGATAGTCTCGAAGCACTCATTCGCCGGGAGTCGCACCAGTTCAAGGGCATCCCGACCGCCGAGTGGAGCGTGATATGACAAAGATCTACGTCGCGAAGTACGTCCCGGATCCGGCTCGTTGGGAACCACGGAACATCGGGGTGGTCGTTGCGGGCAAGGACCGGACCGTGGCTCGGTTCATCGGCGAGAAGGCCGCGGGCGGCATCGATGGACACCGTGTGCGCCATGACGTCGGTGCACCGGCGCAGATCTACCGGGAGTGGGTCGAGTACTGGCAGCGCATGATCTCCGAGGGCGCTGACTTGGCCAACCTCGCCACGCGCGAAGGGGCGGACTTCATGCTGGTCGAAGCGGGCGACGTCTGGCTGGAGCGAGGCCGTTCACTCAAGGACCAGCTGGCCGACTACTTCAGTCGCCTCGTGCAGCCGGACGCCGAGCCCGGCGAAGCGGAACTACGCCGGCAGGTCGAGGAAGTCCTAGCGGTGTCCGACTTCGGGCCGGAGGTCCAGCTCAAGCGCGACGTCGTCGTGCCTGGCAAGAACGTGAAGGGCAAGGAGCCGGTCAAGTTCGCGTATGGGTTCCAGAACGGTCATCTGATCGTCGGGCACCGGGTGGCGCTCGGCATCGAGACGCTCGTGCATGACGCCCTCTACCGCTACATCGCCGTCGGCGATCAAGTACCCAAGGTGACGTTCGTGCAGGCAACGCCTGGCGACTCGAAGGCCCACCTCGCAACTCTGCGCGAGTACTCGACGGTGATCGACGTGAGCAGCCCCGACGCCGCGGGAGACCTTCAGGCAGCGATTGGGCGTTGACGGGCCGTGCCTACCGCGCTGCGGGGTCAACCATAGAAGGGGATGGGATGAGGCGACTGCTAGTCCTCGCGTTGCTCGTGGTCGGCTGCGGGGGAACGCCGGCCGCGGCAACCTCCACGCCACTCGTGACCTCTGCTCCAGCCGCAACTCCTGAGGTCGTGGAGCCGGACCTCGCGGGCCTTGGCGTCATCACCTTCGGGACCAGTTTCGATAGGGAGACGCTCCTCATCGACAAGCCCGCCAGTCGCTTCGGTCGCGGCCGGGACGAGATCGCGTGGAGCGCGCAGTTCGTCGAGGCGGCTGGCGCGACGACGATCACCCTGATCCTGGCGCGCGTCTCGAAGGGCGGCGCGGAAGAGGTCGTCGTGACGACCGACGTCGACATCGCCAACCCGGACTTCTCTCTGCTCGCAAACTCGGCCGACCTGGCTGGCATCGCCGATAACAAGGCCGGGACGTACGTGTTGCGCTACCTCCGTGAGGCCACCGTCCTGGCCGAGGGCGAGTTCACGTTGCTCAAGTGATGGAGCGGGAACGCGAGCCAGCGCCACGGCCGACCCGCCAGTTGCCCGCATCCACCACGCGCGCCGATCGTCAACGGATGCTCGACGAACACCCGCTGCTCAAGGCGGCCGCCGAGGCCTGGGACCGGCGTGGTGAGCCCGCGGACGTTCCGCGAGGAACGTCCGTGCCGTGAGCGCCCCGGTCGCCGGCCGTCAGGCTGTCACGACGCTGCGGCCGAGCGGAGCCGGGGCAGGGGAGAGGCTACTCGCGGCCGCTCACCAGCCGCTTATCGCCTGGGCTGTGGTCGCGGCGATCGTGGTCGTCGTGGCCTACGAGCTCGTCGCAGGGATCCTGACGACGATCTACGCGCCGGTCTGGGTCGGGCACGACTACCGGCTCTACATCGACGCGGCGCGGGAGTGGCTGGCGAGCGGGACGTTCTACGCGCCCGCGCAGCTCGCGGGCCCATACCAGGTCGTCGACTCTGAGGTCCTCTACCCGCCCGTCGCGCTGGTCCTTTTCGTCCCGTTCACCATCCTGCCAGCTGCCCTCTGGTGGGCCATCCCGCTCGGCATCACGCTGGCCGTCATCGCCTCGCACCGCCCCGGTCCGTGGCGCGTCGCTGCGATGCTCGCCTTGCTGGCGCTGCCGCTCGAGGCCGGGACGTCGTACTCGCTGTCCTCGATCGTCAACGGAAACCCGGTTGTCTGGGTTGTGCTGTTCGTGGCCCTGGCGACGCGCTGGCCAGTGTTCGCGCCGTTCGCCGCGGTGAAATTCACGCTGTTGCCGTTCGCCTTCGTCGGGGTTGGTTCGCGGGCCTGGCTTCTCGGCTTGGCGCTCCTGGCATTGCTGTCCCTCCCGTTCGGGGCAATGTGGATCGACTACTTCATGGCTCTGGGCAACGCGACGTCCGAAGGACCTCCGATCCTGTACTCGCTGCGCCAGATCCCGCTTGTCGCTGTGCCGTTGCTGGCGGCGGCTACCTGGTCGTGGGGGAACCGGCCATGGTGAGCACCGGCCGGATGACCCGGTGGGGCGACGGGTCGCCCTTGTGGAGGAGGCTCAGTGCGCCGCTCGCCCTCGGCGTGATCTTGCTCGCACTGGTCATCTTCGCGTTCTTCCTCTGGACCCAGGCGACCGACCCGCGCTACGCGAGCCTCTGGGGCGTCGATCGCGGCATCTATCGAGAGGCGGGTCTGCGGGTCCTGTCGGGCGGGTCGTGGTTCTACCCGGAGCAGGTGACCGGCCAGCCGTACGAGGTCATCGTCGGGCACGTGATGTACCCGCCGGTCGCGATGCTCTGGCTCGTGCCCGCGGCGTTGCTGCCGGACGTGCTGTGGTGGGCCATTCCGCTGGCCGTCATCGCCGCCATCGTCATCCGCCACCGACCCTCCCCGTGGGGCTGGGCCGCGATCGCAGCGTGCCTGGCCTACCCTCCGACGTCGCAGATGCTGGTATCGGGCAACCCCGGCCTGTGGATTGCTGCGGCCTGCGCGATCGGCACCGTCTGGCGGCCGGCCTTCGCGCTCGTGCTCGCCAAGCCCAGCCTGTTCCCGCTCGCGCTCCTGGGTGTCCGCGACCGCGGCTGGTGGGTCATCACCGCGGCTGGCCTCGCCGTGTCGCTGGTCATGCTCCCGCTGACGCTCCAATGGTTCGACGTGATGCTGAACGCCCGCGGCTTCTTCTCGGGACCGCTGTACGCCTTCCGTGATCTCGGCTGGATGCTGCTGCCGCTCATCGCGTGGGTCTGTCGGCGGGGTGGGCGGGATGACGTATCTGTGAAGTGAGCAGCCCGCTCCGGGCAATCCTGCCGCCGGCTGCTGCCGCCCGACTGGGGCTGGAAGGAATGGCTCGCCCTACTGGCGCTGTGTGCGTTCCTCGCCGTAGGGAGCTTCCTCCCGGCCTAGACCGTGTGGACCCAGTCGACGAACAGGCGGCCGCGGTATGACTGCGCCGGGTTGTAGACGACGCCTACGGACTTGTGCGCGACCGTGATCGCGGTCGTGTGCGTAGCGGACGCGGCCACCCACGCCTGGCCGTCGATGCTGATATAGCCCGTGAACACATTGCCGACCCGAACGATCCGTAAGGCGTAAGGGCCGTTCCGGAGCAGATTGTGACCAAATCCTGTGAACGTGCCCGCGGCCGAGCCGCCGTAGGTCCAGCTTGTATAGCCGCCCACGTAGGCGTTGCCGTCGTTGTAGACGATGATCCCGGAGCCCGTGCCGCTCGTGTTCACCAGCGCGATCCCGAACATCGGCTCGATGCCCGTGAGCAGGCCGCCGTCCGGGACGATGCCGCCGACGATCCACTCTTGGTCGACGTTGGTGGCGGCGCGATAGAGGCGACCGTTCTTGGCCTGGAACCCCATCGACAGGTGGGAGCCGTCGAGCGCCTGCGTGTAGCAGTCCGTCGTCGCGAACGCGCCCTGACTGGAGTGAGCCGACCACGCCCCGTCGAGGGACGCCCCGGCGAAATCATCGAGCGGCGTAGCGGGCTTGAGGCCACCGTACTTGATGGTGGACCCGCCGCCACCGGTGGCCGTCGTCTCGACCCAGACCGCCGCCGTCGTCGTCGCGTCGAGGCAGACGTATTCCTTGTCCGCAGTCGTGTCCAGCCAGCGCGAGCCGATGCTGTAGCCGTCGCCCGAATCGTCGTTGACGGTCGGCGCCACGGCCGCCCCGTCGTTGTTCATGCGCTTCACTGCCGTATTCGCACCGGACCCGACGACCGTATCGCCCACCGCGTCCCAGATGGTATCGGTCGCCACGGCGCCCGAGCCGCCCGAAACCGCTACCCATGTCCCCGGTGTCCCCGCCACGGTGCAGATATAGATGCTGCCCGCAGCAGTGATGACGTAATCACCCACCGCGAACGTGCCGGTCGTCGGGGCGACCGACGCCGTCCCGCCCACGTAGCGCGTCGCGGTCACGGCGCCAGTGAGCCCGAGCGGGAGGCCGAGCGGCGAGGTCGGCATCGCGTGTTTGTGGTCGCGCCGAGCGGTGACGGCCGCCGTCCCGGCCGCTGCGGCATCGCCAAAGGCTTGCGTGACCGGCACCGTCGCGTCGAAGGCGATGATCTGGGCATCGGTGGCGAGTGCCGTTGCCGCCACGCCCGCCGCGGCCGTAGTACTGAGCACGACAGCCGGAGTGCCGGTCGTGGCGAGTCCGTCCGCCCCTGCTGCCCCCGTCGCGCCGGCTGCCCCTGCTGCCCCCGTCGCACCCGTCGCGCCCGTCGCACCGACGCTCAGCAACTGGCCCTGGTCGTTGTAGACCCTCCAGCCGTCGTCAGCGTAGACCGCGAAACCGCCGGCGAGGAGCGTGATGGCAGGCAGGATCGCATTGGCAGCCGCCGTGCCCTTGACGTTGAGACGGGCCGTCACGGGAGACGCCGTGCCATTGACCAGGTGGATGGCCTTGACGATCGCCTCGGTACTCGCGGGGACCGTGTAGAGCGTCCCGACCGCCGACGGAAGCTGGCCCTGCGCCAGCACCTTGAACGCGTCGGCACCCGCGGCTACCTCGTCGCCGAAGATGGTGTAGGTGATGGCGGTCGCCGACCCGGCGACTCCTGTGATCGTGTCGGTCGCGGCGAGAGTCAGGGACATGTCAGCCTCCGAAGAACGTGAATGTGCGGGTCCCGAGCTCAGGAAGCTCGCCGGTCGGCACGTGGCCGTCCTCGTCGAGGGAGGCGTAGCCCGCGGGCTGGCCCTTCTCGGCGACGAGCTGGTACTGGTCCGACGTCGGCGCGGCGCCGCCACCGCCGCTCCCGCCACCACCGATCCCCACCGCCGTCCCGCCGCCGCCGTAGTTCGTGACGATCGACAGGCGCTCGCGCTGGCCGAGCGACGATCCGGCCTCGACCGTCCCGAGCAGGTTCCCGGCGTCGTCGTGGGCGATGGTGATCGCGGCGACGCGCTCGGTCGCGTTGTCGAAGTCCTGCTCGCCAGTGCCCGTGTGGGCGGTCACGTCGTCGCCGAGCCAGAACTTGCCGTTGACGGTCCCCTCGGGACCCGGCAGGTAGCGGCCGGTCGCCTCGTTGTCGCCGAAGGCCACCTTCATGCCGATCGAATCGGCGCGGACCAGGCGGCCCTCAAGGTCGGCCAGGCCCAGCGCCTCGAGCACCGCCGGGTCGTTCGAGTTGCCGGACAGACTGATCTCGCGCGGGATCCGCGGCGGGACGGCGACCGGCAGCTCGACCTCGGCGTACACGTTCTCCGTGCCGGCGATCTCGGCCCACGTCGCCTCGGGCGCGTCGGTCACCTCGCGCTTGAGCTCGTCGGCGATGTTGACGCCCTTGACGAAGCGCACGATGCCGGCGCCGAAGCCGACGCCGGTCAGGTCCCGCCCGAGATGGTTCGCGGCATGGCACACGAGATCCGGTGTCATCCACACGTCGATGACACCCGTGGAGATGAGCTTGCTGATCGTCTCGAGGTAGGTCTCGCCGACCGACACCTTCATGCCCCGCAGGGCGTCCGTCGTGGCCCATGGATCACCGTTGGAATCGAGCGTCGACGTGAAGTCGACGGTGAGGGCGGGCATCGGGTGGATGGGCCGGTCGGCCGCGACCACCTCGTCGTACAGGTAGCGCAGGATCTGGCCCGGCTTGTTCCCGTCGCCGATGCTGCCGAGGTCGATCTCCGAGCCGAGCGTCCGGACCCGGAGGTGCTCCGTGACGCCCGACTGGTTCGGGTGGATGTAGTAGCCGGTGAAGTCGGGCGCGGCCGGGTCCTCGGTCGTCGTCAGGTGGACGAGGAAGCGCTTGCTGTCCGAGCCGTCCGGGTTGGCGCCCGGCCAGACGTACGTCTGGCGTGAGTCGAAATAGGCCGAGAAACCGCCCGCCGTCGTGAAGTTGACGTAGCCCGTGATGACCCCGCCCGCGATCGTGTAGCGCCGGTAGGTGCCGGCCTGCACGATGACCGCGCCCTTGGTCCCGGCGGGCGGTGTGGCCATCGTGGCCGGCCACCAGGGCAGCACGAACTCGCCCGAGTGCCAGACGGCGCGATCCCAGTAGGACATCAGGCCGCGGCCGCGGAAGGTGATGTTCTCGCCGCCGCGGAGGTCGGACGCGATCAGCTTGAAGTCGCCCGCCTCCATGAACCAGGCGAACAGCGGACCCGGGTCGATCTGCGGGTAGGTGACCGTGACGAGGTTGCCCTTGCGGATGTTGGCCGCGGTCGCCTCGGCGCTGTAGCGGTTGATCGTGAACTGGCCCGAGCCCGTGGCATTCAACTCGGTCCGGATGCTCTGGTCGGAAGCTTCGGTCAGGGTCGCGATCGCCGCGCCGGTCAGGCCATCCGCCGGGCGGACCTCGATGACGACGGGCGGCTCGGCGGCCGTGACCGGTTCGACGTCGCTGTACAGCCGCGCGATGAGCATGGTCGGGTTGCCGCCCACCCAGCTCCCGGGCGAGTTGCCGTTGAGGACGGTCGCCGTGAGGACGTTCCAGCCGACGACGAACGGTGCAACGTCGATCGCCGACCCGCCGAGACCCGTGATCGCCGATCCGTTGAGTTTGAGCGTCGCGCCGTTGTCGGCGTTGACGATCAGGTCTGCGACTGTCGGCAGGCTCGGGAGGAAGAACGACATCCGGGCGAGCCAGATGAGGTCGCGGACGTAATTGTCGAACAGAGACGTGCCGGGCAGGATGTCGATCGGGGCGATGTATCGCGAGGGAGCCGCGGGGGAGCCATTGGTGTCGCCGTAGGAGAGGCCCGCGAAGACCGGCGGCCCGTCCGTGACGTCGAGCGGCGTCTCCCAGCCACCGTCGTCGAACGCGGGCAGGTCCCAGTCGGTCGGCGTCCCGCCGATGGTTCCTGCGAGGTTCTCGACGGGCCAAACCTTGGCCGATGCGGGGCTGGTGTGGGCGTTGATGAACGGGGCGACCATCAGGTGATCACCCAGTCGTCGTAGCCTTCGAGCTCGATCGACACCTCGGCGAACACCCCCTGGACGATCTCCTTCCAGATGAGGTTCATCGGCCGGGCGCTGATCGTGGCCGTCGAGCCCGGCAGGCTCACGACCAGGTCAGCCCGAGCCCGCTTCGTGGCGAACAGCGTCCGCACCGCCTGGCGGTTGACCTCGTAGCTGGCCAGCTGGGCTTCGAGTGTCACGTCGGCGGCGTCGGGCCCCACGACGCCCTCGAGCAGGATCATCAGCGTGTCGTTCTCGCGATTGGCCTCGATCCGCCCAGCGAGGCCCGGGACGGTCACGTCGCGGCCGCGGACCGTCGGCGATTCGAGCAGGCCCCGGATGATCTCGAGGAAGATGCCGAGGTCGGCGTGCTGGACGTCGGTCCCGGCGTAGACCGTCGGGTACGTTGCGAGCGGACTCGTCATTCGAGCGCACCCCGGTCGTCAGGCACGTCCCCGAAGTCCTGGAAGCGCCGCAGCTGGTTAGCGAGCTCGAACGGATCGCGGGCCCGCACCAGACCGTCGACCTTCACGTCGATGTTCGTGACCTTCGACGGACCGCCCGCCCCCCCGCCCGCCGGCTCGCCGATCACGTCTCGGACCATGCCGCTGCCGATGCCGCCAGGCGCGTACATGGCCATCGAGCCGATCGGTCCGCCGGCGATCTGCGGCACGAGGGATCCCGCGAAGGTCGAGGCGGCGCGCTCGGCGACGCCGAGCATGTCGAGGAGACCTGCGGCGATCCCTCCGCCGAGGTTCGATCCCCAGCCCTCGGGGCCGCCACCCTCGGACAGCGGCCCCATCTTCGCCGGCGACAGGATCTTCACGTAGTTCGAGACGACGAACGCGAGATCCTTGGCCGCGTCCTCGACGAGGTAGGCCTTGCGCCGCATGCCGGCAGCCAGGCCCTTGGCGATGTTCTCGCCCGACGTCGTCGCCACGCTGACCGGCCGGCGGAGCTCGGTATTGACGATGCCCTGGGTCCGCTCCGCCTGGGCTCGTACGTACGGGTCCTTGTCCTTCATGCCCTTCGCGAGGTTCTCGTTGGTCTCCTTGCCGATGTTGCCCGACTTGATGTGCAGCTGGCGCAGGCGCTCCTCGGCGGCCGCGCGCGTGGCCTCGGCCTGCATCCGGACGTCGTCGCGCTTGTCGTGCAGGCCCGCGGCGAGCTCCGTCGAGGTCAGGACGCCCGTCAGGTAGGCGATCTCGGTCGCCTTGTCCATCGTGGTCTCCTGCAGGGTGATGAGGTCCGCCAGGGCGGCCTGGACGACGCTCTGCTTCTCGGTGATGCCCCGGTAGAAGCCGCTGACGACCCTTCGGCCAGCGCTGGTCGCACCCACCACGGCGCCGAGCAATGCGCCGCCGAGGCCGCCCACCATCGCCTGGCCGGCGGCGGTGACCAGGGCCTGGCCGTTGCGGAGCGAATCGGCGGCGTCGGCCGGGACGCGCGACATGCCCGCCGTGACCTGGCCGTTGACCTTCTGGAGGGCGAGCTCGAGCGCCGGGATCTGCGATTCGATCCACTCGCCGTAGACCGGGTTCGCGCGGCCGGCGTTGTGGGCCAGCGAGCGCATCTGCTGGATGCCCTGCTCGAGGCCCTCGCGGGTACCGTCGGCGAGGATCCGCGCCGTCATCTCGCGGACCTTCGGCTTGGCGTCTTGCTCGATCTGCTTCTCGCCGAGGTCGGCGAGCACGAGCGCGATGACGACCGGGACCGCGATCGTGCCGATGGCGCCGAGGATCGCCTTCGCCAGGCCGGCCTTGGCGATCGCCTTCGGGAGCGCCTTCTTCATACCGGAGCCGATGCCGCCGGAGCTCGCCGCGCCGACCGTCTCGCCGGCGATCGTGGCCGGGATGAGCGAGCCGAGGATCGCCTTGACGATGCCGCGCTTGAGCAGCCCGCCGAGCTTCGTGAGGCCCTTGCCGGCGATGGCCCCGATCGTGCCGCCGAACAGGCGCGACAGGTTCACGAGCCCGCCCATGCCGCCGCCGAGCTCGTTGAGGGCGATGACGCCGGCGCCCAGGCTGTCGACGAACGGCCCGCCGATCTCGAGCGCGGTCGCGCGGATCCCCGCGACCATCTTCTTGCCCTGGCTGACGGCCGACTTCATGCGTTCTTCGTACTGCGCCTGGGCGACCCCGCCCTCCTGAGACGCGGTCGTGATCTTCGCGAGCTCGGTGGCCGCCGCGGCCGCGTTCTCGCCGGTCGTCGCGAAGGCGAGGGTCAGGGCCTCGCTCGAGCCGAGCGCCTTGGCGAAGGATTCCTGGTTGCCGTTCGTGGCCTTCCGGAGCTCCTCGAGCGCGACGAGCAGGCCCTTCTCCTTCGCGAGCTCTGCGAAGTTGATCCCCGTTTCCTTCTGGATCTTGTTGAGCTCGGCGTTCGGCGTGAGCAGGGCGCTGATGGCGTTCTTGATCCGGGTCATCGCCTGGGACGCCGTGTCGCCCTTGAGGGTCATGATCGTGGTCGCGGCGGCGACCTCTTCGAGGGCGATGCCGGCCCCGGCGGCGATCGGCGCGACCTGGCTGATGCCCGAGGCGAGATCGGCGACCGTCGTCTTGCCGTCGGCCACCGCCTGCGCCCAGACGTCCATGACCCGGGTCGACTGGCGGGCCTCGAGGCCCCACGCGCCCATCGTCGACGTGAGCAGGTCGACGCCCTCGGCGGTCGTGCCGATGGCGCCCGTGGCAAGGATCGCCGAATCCTTGAGGACCTTGATCGCGTCCCCCGCGGGGATGCCCGCCGAGATGAGGTCGTACAGCCCCGCCGTCAGGTCGTCGGTCGACTTGCCGGTCTCCTTCGAGAGATTGAGGACCTCCTGGCCCGTGGCCTTGAGCTGCTCGTCGGTCAGTTTCGCGACGGTGTTGATCGTCCGGAGCTGGTCCTCGAAGTTGGCCGCGCCGCCGATCGCGCCCGTGAACAGGGCGCCCGCCGCCGCGCCGCCGGCGGTGACGGCCCGGCTGATGTTCTGCGGCGAGAAGGCGGCCTTCATCCGGTCGCCGAGCGTCTTCTCGAGCTCGCCGCCGAAGCCCTTGACGTCCTTGCGGACCTGGGTGAGGTCGCCGACGATCGCGACTGCGGCGTCGGCGACGGTCAGCGGCGCGGCCACGTCAGCCCTGGCCCTTGATCTTCACGTTGCCGGGCATGGCCGCGGCCATGCGGGCGAGGTTGACGGCCTGGGCGGCGGCGCTCGGGCGGCGGACGTCTCGGGTGCGGCGCGCGCGCTCGGCCGACCATCGCTGGAAGGTCTTCTTGCTGCGCGCGTTGAGCGCCCCCTGGGTCATGGCCACCGTCATCAGGTCCGCCTCGACGTCGGTCTCGCGACGGATGCGCCGTCTCGCCGATCTGAACAGCTCACGGAGCTGGCGCTCGCTGTACTCGTCCTCTAGCTCTCGACGGGAGCGTCCCCCCCAGTGGGCGTGGGCCCATTCCCAGAGATCCCCAGGGCCGGCAGCAGCTGCGCGAGCAGCGTCGGGAACTGCTGCGCGTCCGCCAAAAAAGGGAACGCCTCGGCGATGACCGCCTTGAGCGCCCGGTAGATCTCGCGCTCGCTGGCGTTCTCGCCGATCCACTTCGCGCCGCCGAGCCGGCCCTCCTTGTCGTACGCGACGAGGAGCTCGATCTGGATGTCGGTCGCGTCGGCGGTCAGCGCGAGCAGCTGCGCCCAGTCCTGCTCACCCCGGCTCTTGAGCGCGGCGACTTCCTTGCCGATGCGCTTGCCCATGGCCGTCTTCCAGGCCTTGTTGGCGTTGGCCGACAGCGGCTCCATGCTCTTCGCGATGCCCCCGAGCCGGACGACGATCGCGTCGAACGGGTCGGTCGTCGTCGTGGCCGCGGCCTCGGGGGCGTTCGTCCTGCCTGTCATAGGTGCGAGGTGCTCCTTCCTACTCGATCTCGATCGAGAACGGCGCCACGGTCGGCGTGGCCGGGTCGTACTGGCCGATGAGGGAGAGAGACAGGCCCGACATGGCCTCGTCGTCGAGGTCCATCTCGATCGGCTCCGTCGAGAGGGCGTCGAAGATCGTCACGGTCATCAGCCGACCGTCGAGCCCCGGGCCGATGGCGACGACGTCGTGGTAGGCCGCCGAGGGCACGCGCCCGGGCGTCCAGGTGAGGAGCGTGGTCCCGGCGTCGACGACCTGGAGGATCGCGTCGCCCGTGTCGTGGGCCATCGTCAGGGCGGCGGCGAGGGTGAGGCCGGTGCCGCCGCTGCCGGAGGTGCCGACCACGGTGATGGCGCGGATCTCGGTCTCGCCGACGTCGCCGACCTTGAGGAACTCGCCGACGGTGTAGGCCGGGATCAGCACGCCGGCGGTGATGTCGGTCGTGAAGTCGATCGCAGCGCCGCCCGAGGTGAGCGACAGCTGCAGGGTCGTCGCCGCGAGGTTCGCCGCGATCACGAAGTACGGGGTCAGCGCGGCCAGGCCGGCGCCGCCCGTGATGCTCTCGAACATGACCCGCTGGCCGGCCACGAAGCCGTGCGCGGTGGCGGTGTCGACGATGTCGTCGACGGCCGCGGACGGGTTGGCGAGCGCCGTGCCAGGGAACTTGATGACGGTCGCACCGGCGGCGACGTCGGCCGCGAGGACCTCGTCATGGCCGCTGGCGGTCGTCGCGCCCGTGCCGACGGCGGAGGTGGCGCCAGGCATCGCCCAGGCCATCTTGACGGCCGTGAGCTCGTTGACCATGACCTCGAGCCGCGGGATGACGCGGCGGATGATGGTGGTCCCCTTGATGGGGCCCTTCGCGTTCTTGAACTGCGGCGTGTAGGCCTCGACGTCGAACGCCAGCTTCGGCGCCTCGAGCGTCCCGCCGACCTCGACGCCGCCGATGGTCAGCGACGTCGGAGCTCCGAAGTACATCGCTTCGGGCACGATGATGGTGGACATTCAGTCTCTCCCTTGGTCTTCCGTTGCCTACCCGATCGCCCGATCGGCCATGTACACGTCGAACACCCCGAACGCCCGCCACCAGGCGGTGTCGGGCTCCTGGACGGGCCGCTGCAGCCCGGTCTCGTCGAAGATCCGCCAGACGCCGACCCACTCCCCGTCGACGAGGATCCGGATGGGCCCGGCGCCATGCAGCGCGGCCGACGCCAGGCGCCACAGCCGCGCAGCCTGGCCGGCGGTCACGGCCGTGAGCGACAGCGACACACGGCTCGGCAACATCGCTCCGCCGCTCCGGGCCCGGGTGTCGCCGCCCTCGGCGAGGATCCCGAACGGCGGCTCGTCGCCGTCCTGGCGGGCGTCCTTGATCTGGACGTCCTCGAGGTCGGTGTCGACGACGCGCGAGATGAGGACGGCACGCAGGGTCGCCACCGGATCCGGAACCTCGATGACGGTCACTGGCCGAGCCGCCGGCGCGCGCCAGCGCGGATCAGTGCGGAGGCCTGCCCCTTGACGTCGTTCCAGCCCTCGAGGAGGAACGGACGGGCGGTCATCCGGGTGGTGCCGTCGTGGACCCAGAAGCCGTAGCCCGAGTTGGTCCCGATGTAGAGCACGATCCCCATGCGCGGGACGTAATCGGGGATCTCGTTGCCGTTCTCGTCGGCGCCTTTCGAACTGACCCGCCGGCCGTCGAGGTAGACCACGAAGTGGATCGATCGACGGAGCGTGCCGCCGACCTTTTGGCTCGGGTCGAAGCTGCGGAAGCCGCCGCGGACCGGCGTGTGGCCCTTGACGGCCGTCTCGCCGGCGAGGCCGAGGTTGACGAAGCCGTAGGCGACCGCCTCCTCGAGCTGGCCGAACTCGCGCTCCCGGATCCGGACCTGCGTCACGGCGTCACCTCGACGAGGTCGATCTCGAGGTGCTTGCCGCGCGCGGCCGCGTCACGCGGGGTGCCGACGACCTCGTACAGGTGGGCGCTCTCCTGGAGGATGTCCCTGGCGGTAATGACGGCCGCGATGTCGACGAAGCCGAGCGCGTCGCTGACAGCCGGACCCGCCCCCCCGCCGGTCTCGACCTCCCGGCTCGAGCGCGGCTGGATCCAGCCCCGGACGCTGGTCGCGTCGGGTTCCCAGGTGTCGTTCCGCTGGCCACGCGAATCGGTCGAGCCGCCAGTGGTCCAGCGGTGGATGGCGATGTCGTGACGGAAGCGGCTGGCGATCCCCATCAGCGGACCACCCCGCCGCCCGTGATGTGCTTGATCCCGAGCAGCATCCGGATGACGTTGCGCGGCGGCTGGCCGGCGAGGGTCGCCCAGTAGCTCTCGGCGTCGTCGCCGGTGTGGTACGACGAGAGGCCGTATTCCCGGTCACGCTCGTCCCAGCGGGCCTTGCCCCACTCGAGCGCGGCCAGGGGCGCCACGGCCGGGATCGCGCCCGTGACGTCGTAGATGACCCGGACGTACTCCGGCGTCGGCCGGATCCGGATGCGCCCGCGCTCGGCATCCTCGAGGCGCCAGCGCTCGACGTCGTAGGCGTCCTCGTCGGTGCCGTCGAAGTTCTGCCTGGCGATGCTGGTCACCGAGCTGACCGGGACGTGCCGGAGCGTGAACTCCTGCGCCCCGGCCAGCCGGTAGACCTCGTCGTACGTGGCGCCCTCGTCGCCTTCGAAGTCCCGCCCCGTGATCCGCCGGATCTCCGCGTTGATCGCGTCGAACAGCTTGCTCACGAGGTCGACCTCGGGGTCGGTCGCACCGACCCCGAGATGGTCGCGGAACACTTCGAACTCGACGACGTTGCCCACGGGCTAGGCCTTGGTGGCCTTGGCGCTCTCGGGCAGGTCGCCCAGGGTCACCGCACCCGTGTTGCTCGAGGGCGGCGTGTCGGCCTCCCCGGACGACCCAGCGTCCGGATCGTCGGCCGACGTGCTGCCGCCCTGATCGCTCCCGCCGGAGCTCGAGGCCTGCGCCGCGGCAGCCTCCTCGGCGAGTCGCTCGTCCTCGGCCGCGATCGCCGCCTCGATGGCGGGTCGGTTGACGCCGACGACCTTGAGCCCGAGCTCGATCGCCCGGGCCTTGACGTCCGCGAACGGCACCGGCTGGTCCGTGTTCGCGGCGGTCGACGTCGGATCGGCGAGCGGAGCCGTCATCGCCTGGCGGCGCTTGAGCTCCTTCTCGATCCGCGCGCGGACCTTGTCGATCGTCGTCTTGGTGGCGATGGTCAGACCGAGCAGCTTCGCGTAGGCGAGCAGCTCGGGCTTCGTCGCCTTCGCGACGTCGATCTGCTGGGGCGTCTCTTCCGCCAGCGGAGCCCGGCCCTGGTCCCGTGGGACCTGGAGCGCGGTGTTTTCGCGCGGAACGTCGTCCACGTCGCCTTCGGTGACCGCGGGATCCTCGAGCAGGATCCTCGCGGTCGCCGCGTCGACAAGGAACGATGCACCACCCAGGACGTGTCGCCGCGCCCCGGCACCGTCGCGGAAGCTCAGGGAGCCCCCGCCGGCGTACCGGAGCGCCTTCTCGCTGGCCATGCCTAGACGACCAGGCCGTACACGTCGACGATCGCGTCGGTCTCTTCGATGATCGGGTCCGTCGCCAGGAACCAGGCGTAGAAGCGCTTGTCCTGGCGGATGGCCTCGCGGCCCTCCGTGGTCTTGCGGTAGCGCACGTCGCGCCGCGTCACGACGACGAAGTTCTTGGGGTCGGCCAGGAGCAGGCGGGTCGACGGCATCGAGGGGACCTCGAGGTAGCCGACGCCATTCGGGAGCTTGACCGCGCCGGCCGTCAGCGCGGCGTCGCCGGCGTTGGTGGCCCGGTCGGTCAGGTACTCGAGGTAGCTCGCGAAGACGCTCGCGTTCCCGATGAACTTGAGCCGGCCGCCCGACTTGAACTTCTGGGGCATCGCCGCGAGGGCGGCGAAGAACTGGCCCTTCGTGACGGCGCCGGCGTCGATCGTCGCGCCGTTGATCCGATGCGCCCCGCTGCCGCCGGCGGCCAGCTGCTCGAGCCAGCCCTCGTTGAGCTTGAGGAACGGATCGGAGGTCAGCGATTCGTCGCCGTTGAAGTGCAGGTCCTCGAGGTCGCGGCCGATCTGGTCGCTGACGGTGTTGACCCAGTGGTCCTCGAAGCCCTCGCCCTCGATGTTGTCCTCGAACACCTCTTCGGTGATCTCGGTGTCGGCGCGGTAGCGCTTGACCGCGTACTCGACCTCGCCGAATTCCGGCTTGACCAGCGTCGCGTCATCGACGTTCTCGGTCTTCTTGCGAAGGATCCGGCTCGCGATGCCGAGCTTGCTGATCGAGCCCTCGGAGCCACGCCGACGCTCGTTGCGCTGGGCCTGGCTGAACGCGGTCGCGTCGTACACGCGATCGAGGAACGCGCTGGACTGCTCCGGCGAGAGCAGGTTCGCTCCCGCCGTGCCGACCGAGTCGGTCGTGACCGTGCCGGCCGCCTTGCGGAGCAGGGCCTGGTTGCTCATCACCATGGTGTGTGTCTCCCTCGCGGCGCTCGGCCGCCTTCTCAGGTGCCTAGAGCTCGCCGTTGTCCGCGAGGCGGGCGTACTCGACGAACGCCCGGGCGATCCCGGTCGTCGCGTCCGCGGCGCCCGGGGTGTAGTAGACGTAGATGTCCTGGTCGGCCGTCAGGGCCGCGAACGGCAGCCCGGGCGTCGCCTGGCCGTACACGCCCGGCGTGCCCTCGGTGACGGTCGGGACGTAGTCGTCGGCCGTGCCGGCGGCGATCGCGCCGTAGCCGACGGTGATGAGGTTCGAGGTCCCGGCGTTGAACGCCTCGAGGACCTCGACCCAGGCGGCCAGGATCACCGCGCCCGCGGGGAGCGAGCAGATGAGCTGTCGCGCGTCCGCGGCCGAGAAGTCGATCTCGGCTTCGGCGACCGAGGTCGCGCCGGCGGCCCCGGCGTGGTAGGGACGGGTACGGAGTCCGGTGGTCACGTGTATCTCCTTGGTTGCGCTCGCGCGCTAGCCCTGCTTGGCCCAGGTGCCGATGACGGCGTCGATGACCCAGCCGTCGACGCCGTCGCAATAGATCCGGACCGAGTCGCCGAGGCGATCGCCCGAGCCTGTGTTGATGAGGTCCTTGTCGTCGACCGAGGTGAGGCCGTTGCCCCGGATGTGGTCCGCGGCCGCGGGGCTGATCGAGAGCCCGGTCCCGACGCTGAGCGCGCCCGTCTCGAACTCGTACCAGACGCCCTTGGTCGCGGCCGCGGCGGCCGGCAGGGTGAACACCGCGTCGACGGCGCCAACGAAGCGCTCGCCGCTCTGGGCTGCCGTCAGGGCCGCAGTGGCGGCCGCGAGGTTGACCTTCTTTCGGATCCCGGACACCTGCTTGTTGGCGTCGAGGATCACGGCAGCGCTCGCTCCGGCGGCGCCGGCCGTCGGATCCAGCAGCGTCTGGATCACCTCGATCGCGGCGGAGTAGTCCGTCGCGCGGCCGTCGGCCGAGGTGCGGCCCGACGGCGTGGGTCGGGTGAGCGCCATCAGTCGAGCACGCCGGCGTACATGCCGCGCTTCTTGACGGGCTCGCCTTCGTCCTGCCCGGTCATGCTCTTGCGGACGCCCTCGCTCTTCTCGAGCGCCCCGACGCGGTCGGCGATCTTCGCGACGGCCTCGGCGATCGTCGCCAGGGTCGCGGGACCATCGTCGTCGCCAGCATCCTCGCCGACCTTGACGATCGTATTCTCGACCTTGGCCGCCGGCTTGGCGGCCTCGAGCGCCTCGAGACGCTTCGTGACGGGCTCCAGGGCCTCGGTCATCGCTGCGACGATGTCGGCCTTCTCCACGGTGTCCTCCTTGGCCTCATCGGCCGATTCGCTGGCTACTGCCTCGTTGACCTCGTCGAGGACGCTGATGAGCGCCTCGGCGGCCGCTGTCAGCCGCTCCATCCGGGAACCGCTGATCTTCTTGCCGACCTTCGCGACGACCGCCTCGACGGCCTGGCGATCCCGGGTGGCATCGCTCGCGTCGCGCTTCGTGATGCCGTCGTCCATGCGGGCGAGCAGGTAGGTCTTGAACTCGGTGAGGTCCTGCTCGACGAGCGCCCGCTTCGTCTCGAGCGGCTCCGACTGGCCCTTGTCGTCGGTCGCGTAGATCGCCGACCAGAGCACGTCGCGCAGGGTCCAGAAGGCGTCGTCGAGCGCGTCCTGGAGCGTCTGCCCGGCGATCACCGCGGCGAACGTCTGCGCCTTCTCGACGGGCTCGGCGCTCTTGCCGAGCAGCCAGTCGGCCGCCTTCTGCAGCCAGGTCGCGGCGCTCGTGCGCCCGGCGACGTCGACCTCGGTCATCGAGCCCTCCTCGTCTCGCTTCAAGATGGCCATGACCCGCGCGTTGGCGCCCTTGTCGACGAGCGCCACCCGGGTGATCTGCATGTCGGTGAGTCGCTGCGTCACTCGATCACTCGCTTTCCGTGGCCCGCGACGCTGAACGCGGCGAGCTCACCCTTGGCCACGAGGGCCCAGATCTCGGGGTCGGGGTAGTGCATCCCGATCACCCAGGAGCCCGCCTTGACGACCTGGTCGCCGGCGGGGAAGTCGACGGGCGCGATGAACGACTCGACGGGGTAGCCGATGCGGCTGTCGTCGTGCATCAGGTCGCCCCACGCCTCGCCCTTGGCGACGCCTTCGAGGAAGCCGTGGGCCGCGAGCTCGATGTCCTCGGCCGTGTACCAATCGCCCTGGGTGTCGGCGGTGTCGGCGGGCCCGCACGGCTCGAGCACGACGCCGTAGGCGATCTGCCGCGGCGTGTCCGATTTGACGATCCGGGCCGACATCTCGATCGGCGTCTCGACGAGGCTCATACGGCCGACAGCGCCCCGAACGCTCGCTGGCAGTGCGGGTGGCTGATGAGGTGCTGCCCGGCCTCCTCGAGTGTCCGCTCGGAGTTGTGGGCGAGATCCGGATCGTCGTGCGTCAACCAGCCGCAGTCGGGCCCATCGAAGACGACGACGAGGTCGACGAGACCCGTCTCGACGTAGCCCGCGATGGCGGCCGCGTTGTAGGCGTTGGCGGTCTCGGTCAGGGCTATGGTCCGGGCCCGGCTGCCGAACAGGTCACGCAGGCCGGTCAGGTCGTCGACGCCGGTGACGAGCTGCTCGACCGAGTAGCCGCGCGACACGGCGACCTCGACGCGATCGCGCAGGATGTCGCGGGTCGTGTCGGTGATCTGGCTGACCTGGGTGGCGAGCCGCTCGCGGATCGGCGCGGTCGTCGGGCCCTCGAGCTCGAAGGCCAGCTCGATCGCGAGCTCGTCGGCGACCTGGGCGAAGGCGAGCTCGCCGAGGTCGACGTAGACGTCGGCCAGGATCTCGCTCAGGAGGCGGACCTCGGCCGTCCAGTCGAAGCTGTCGGGATCGATCGGGAAGGCGGTGTCCTTCTGGACGACACCCAGGCGGGCCAGGAAGCCGTCGAAGTACACGACCAGCGCGTCCTGCAGGGACGGCACTAGCTCGGCGATCCGCGCGTCGCGCGCCCGCAGGGCGGCCGGCTGCGCGGCCTTGATGAGCCGAGCCCGGGCGAAGGCCAGCATCTCGTCGGCGAGTCGGGCGGCGAGGGCGAGGTCCTCGCGCTTCGCGACGCGGATCATCACGCCGACCGGCATGGACCTGCTGCGCTTCCCGACGTTGATGAGCTCGGCCACGGCGTTCGTCATGCCGCCACCTGGTCGCCGTCGAGGAGCTCGGTCAGGCGCTTGCGGAAGCTCACGAGCTCGACGACCTCGTCGGTCCACTGCTTGGCGATGAGCGCCGCGGTGACCGGGTCGAGGCCGCCGGCGCCGCCCGAGGAGGCAGGGGCGCCGGCGGCTGCGGTGTTGTAGGCCTTGGCCATCTCCGGGGGCAGGTCGTCGAGGCCGTAGAACCGCGCGATCGCGCCCTTGGTGATGACGCCCATGTCGTTGAGCGCCTGGGTCACGATGATGTCCTTGGCGAGGTCCCGCGTGTCGAGCCGCTTCGCCTTGAGCTCGATGGCCTTGAGGTCGAGCCCCTTCGAGCCGAGGAGCGCCCGGTTGAGGCGCTGCTCCCACGTCTCCTGCCGGGGCTGGACGACCGAATCGTTGTAGATCTGGGTCATCTCGACGGCGGTGGATCCACCGAGCGAGCCGACGATCGGCCAGCCGACGCGGTAGGGCGGCATCCCGTGGCTGATGCAGATCTCGAGGGCGTTGTCCTGCTTGTACAGCCGGAAGCTCGCGTCCTTGACGTCGGCGCTGAGGCGCTCGAACCGGAGCTTCGGCTGGACGGCGTCGTCGCCCGGCATGCCCGGGATCGGGATCACGATCGTCCGGTGCGGGTCGCCCTTGATCGCCCGGAAGTGGTCGAGGATCGTCGTCTCGAGGGCGGGGCTGATGTCGGCGCCCTCGACCACCACGGCGTACGAGGGGACGGCGTTGTTGTCGAAGAAGCGGATGTTGAAGTCCGCCTGGGCGCGCCAGCCGGCGATCGCGGCGAGGGCCGGGATGTGGTCAGGCAGGCCGTAGTAGCTCGAGCGCGGGGTGTAGTTCCGGATGACGATGAGCTCGTTGCCCGCCCAGGAGGCCGCCACGGTCCGGTCGTCCCAGGCTCCGCTGTCCTTGTGGACCGTGCCCTCGATGCCGTAGCGCTTGAACCAGACGTTCTTCTGGCCGCGCTTCTGGGCGAATCGCTTGCCGTCGGTGTGGGCCCGGATCGTGTGCGACGGGACGTGCCAGATCCCGTCGGGCTGGCGGTTCGTGCTCTCGCGCCCGACCTCGAGCGTGGCCCAGCCGATCGACTCGAAGTCCTGGTGCGCCTGCTGGATCCGCTGGGCAAACGACTCGTCGCCGCGCGCGTCCTCCTCGACCGACTCGACGAACGTGGACCAGCGCTCCTCGTCGGCCGTGCCGCCGCCCTCGGCGACGTCGTCCTTGACCCGGACCTCGAAACCGCGGCCGGCGACGTCGATCGCCTTCTGCTTCGAGCACCGCGCGTGGAGGGTGTTGCCCTCGAGCATCGACGCCAGCTGGTCAAGGTCGTAGAGCGGGCGGACCAGGCCCGTCTCGCCGCCGGTGCGCGAGTAGGTGAACGGATCCTCGTTGACCTGCTGGCTGGCCGACTCGGCCTTCTGGATCCGGGCGCCGTCGGGGCCCTCGATGATCCAGGCCTTCGACAGGATCGGGCGCTGCGTCTCGGTCATGCCGCCTTCGGCTCCTTGGACCGCACGTCGAGCACGCGGCCGTAGGCGCGACGGCGGAGCTGGACCGCGACGCCGGCCGCCATGACGTCGTCGTCGTGGTAGCCCTCCTGGGCCTCGGGCTTGCCGTCGTCGTTGTAGGCGAAGACCCCGAACTGGTCGACCGTGCCGGCGTCGTGGAGGATCAGCGTCTCGGTGCGCAGCGCCTGCTCGAGCTCGTCGACCAGGACCGGACGGGTGGCGCTCGACGTGAGCCAGCCGAGGCGCTTGTCCCTGGCTCGGTAGAGGTGGTACGGCGCGTCGAGCGACCAGAGCTTCGTGAGCGCCAGGAGGACCGCGTGCCCGTGGTTGTTGCGCTCGACCCCGAGCAGCACCGGGGCGCGGTTCGTGGCGTCGGCGTGCTTGCCGTAGCGGCGGGCCAGGGCGTCGAGCTTCGTCGCGTAGACGTCGGGTGTCCAGCGACCGCGGATCCTCGCGACCTGCTCGCCCGTGTCGCGCTCGAGCACCGTCGCCGAGCTCCAGTCCGACGTCGCCAGGCCCTCGCCGACGTCGGCACCGACGACGTAGACCTTGCCGGCGACGGGATCCCGGTAGTAGGTGACGCCCTTCTCGGCGTCACGACCGGCCTCGATCGGCTGGCGGGCGAGGTCCTCGCCGCGGAAGACGGTGCGCCCGGTGGCGATGATCGCCTCGACGTCGTTGGCCGGGTACTCCTGGGCGAACTCGGCATCGTCGAGCTGCTCGAGCTCGGCGCGCTGTCGCTCCCGCCAGCCCTTCGCCCGGCGGTCCGGATGGGCGCTGAACGGGATGAACACGGCCTTCCAGCCGTTCGTGCCGGCCTTGGCCGCGAGGTACACCTGCGAGTGGAGCGCGCCCTGGCCGTTGGCCGAGCTGACCGAGATGATCTGGCCCTTCTCGGCGACGGGCTTGATGGCCAGGAAGATCTTGCGGGCGAAGGGCTGGTGCGCGTGCTCGTCGAGGATGACCAGCTGGGCCGTGCGCGAGCGGCCCACGTTCTCGGTCGCGGGCAGTGCCTCGATCTCGGAGCCGAGCCCAGGGAACGTGATCTTCCGCGTGAGCGGGTTGGCCCGCGGCCGCCAGGCGATCGGCAGCCGGTTGTAGATGTAGACGACCTTCGCGATGAACTTGTCGGCGTCGTCCTGGCGGCGGCTGACGACGAGCACGGACTGGCCGGGGCGGCGGATCGCAAACCACAGGGCGTAGATGGCCGCCAGCCACGACACGCCGAGCTGGCGCGCCTTGAGCACGACGCTCAGTCGCTCGAGGACCCACAGCGCGAGCAGCTGGAACTGCCAGCTCCAGCCCGCGGTCGAGAAGGGGATCTCGTCGCCGGCGGCGTCCTGGATCCGGCAGTGGCGCGCGAACGTGCCGACGTCCGCGACGGCCGCGGCGCCCTCGCGCTCGGCGGCCGACTGCTCGGAGTTGGGATCCAGGCGCTCGGCGACGATCGCGAAGGCGTTGCGGTGGCGCGGAGCGGCGACGGTGAGGCCCATCAGTGCAGCGCCCCGGGTCGCTCGTATTCCTGGGCGAGCTCCGCCATCCGGCCGGCGGCCCACGTCGAGATCTCCAGGCGCCGGCTCTTCGGCACGGCGCGCTCGAGGAGCTCGGCGACGAAGGTCATGAGCAGGCTCGCGGCGCGCTCGTCGAGGGCAGCCAGGCGGTCGGCGACGTCGGCGTCGACCGCGGCCTTGGCGGTGCGGGCCGCCGCGCGAATCGCCTGCTCGTAGATCGAGATGCTGGCGGCGAGGTCGATCGCGGTCGCCGCGGCTCTTTCCTTGTCCTCGGAGCTCGCGTCCTGGAGGACCTGCGACGCCGCCTCGAGGAAGCCGTCGGCGTGCTGGACGGTCTTCGCGAGCAGGGCGAACGGATCACCCGTTCCTCGCGGAATGCCGAGCTTCGCGACGGCGGCCTCCGCGGCCTCGGTCTTGGCGTGCTGCTTGCCGGTCGGCGTGTTGCCGAAGTGCCACTTGCAGGAGCCGGATCCCTTGTGGTTCGTGCCCGACCCCTTGCTGCGGCGACAGGGCGTGCCGGCCTGGTTCTTGGCCCCGCAGTGGCGCTTCGGGTCGTACTCGATCGCCGTCATGCCGGCACCGTCGCCATCGGGCGCACGCCGGCTTCGCGCATGAGGCCCCACCAGGCGTCGGTCTGCGGCTTGATCCGCTCGACCTCGACCGGCGCCGGCGACTCGGCGAAGGCGATCGAATGGAGGTTCACCGGGCCCACGACCCGGTTGAAGCAGGGCCCGTCGGCCTGCCGCGACGGCCGCGTCGGGCGGCACACGAAGCGACGGACCCCCGGCTCACGCACGAGCGTGAAGACCAGAAGATCCGCTGCATCGCGGGTCGCCCGACAGGCCGCGCAGATCACTCAGATGCCGCCGTCGGCCGGACGGTGCGCATCGATGGCGGCGGTCACGTCCGATGCCGTGATGCCCTCGACGCTGGCTGTCGGCTCCGGAGGCGGCGTGACCGAGGCGACGACCGCGGCGCCGTTGTTGACCGGCGTCCCGACCGGCAGGTTCGGGTTGGCCATCGCCGTGGTCCCGCCCTCTGCGGGCAGCAGCAGGACCGCCTCGATGAAGACGACGACGAGCGCCACCTGCTCGCCGGACAGGCCGAGGCCGAAGCCCATGGCCATGGCGAGGCCCGAGCGGACGACGAGCATCAGCCGCTGGGGGTTGCGCTTGATGAGGTCGAGCAGGGCGTTCACGACGACGACTTCTTGGTCGACGTCGGCGCGGGCGCCTCGGGCGCCTCGACGACCTCGACGACCTCTTCGGGGACCGCCGGGGCGTGCTTCTTGCACAGCGGGCCCACCTGACGCTTGTCGCAGTTGGCGGTTCGGCAGCGCTGCAGGACAGGGGGTACGGCCACGGCTCAGGCCTCCGGGGCTTCGTGGGCGACGGCGGCGTCGTCCTCGCCGGCGATCGGCTCCGTGTCGTCGGGGTGGGTCGGCACGGGATCGGTCGGGACGTCGGGGTCGAGCTCGTCGTCGACGACGCCCTGGTCGCGGGGTTCGGTCATCGGATCTCCTTCGAGTACTTCGCGCTGATGTAGAGGCCTTTGCCCGGGCCGAGGACCGCGTCGCCCCGAGAGCCGTCCAGCAGACGGACGAGCGTCGCGGTGACGCGCGCGCCCTTCGCCGGCCAGCGATAGGTCTTCGGCGGCGTGCAGCGGGCCGAGAAGCCGCCTGTCGGCTTCGGTGGCTCGCGTCGCTGGATCACGCCGCAGACCACGACGTAGGACAGGAACGTGCCGGCCGGGACCGCCGCACGGTAGTTCGGGACGACGTCGCGCCCGAAGGCAGCCCACACGAAGCCCAGGCCGACGCGCTTCGGAACGCCGTTGATGGTGCCGACGATGAGGCGGCCGGCCGCCTTCTTCATCAGCTCGCGGTCGTAGACCGACCCGTCGTGGCGGAAGACGCCGGCGGCGCGCCCGTCGGCCAGGGGGTCATACGTCGCGTGCAGCGTCTCGGCGATCGCGTGGCCACCGCGGAACCCTCGACCGGCGTCGTACTTCGAGTCGGCGATGGGCCCGTAGTCGACCTGGATGATGCAGCTCTGGCCGGCCTTCCGGCGGCGCTCGTACTCGGGCCAGGTCACGCGCAGGGCGCCCGTCCGGACCTCCGTGTAGACGCCGTAGCGCTCACCCGAGACGCGGGCGACCTGCGAGAGGTTCAGCCCGGGCGACCGGGGATCCGGGATGGGCTCGTCGGTCTGCAGGCGGATGGTCCGGCCGCTCGGGTCCTTGGCCCCGCACGTCGAGTGGTCGATGTGGGTGCTGCAGGCGTGCCCCGAGCAGTCGACCGGCCCGGTCGGTCCGGCGCCGATCTGAAAGGACGGGTCTGCGACGTAGTTCGGACAGGTCGGCGGCATCAGTCTCGCTCCCTCATGGACATACCGCGGCGGTCCCAGCCGGGGCGTGTCGGGAATGGCGCGATCACCAGCCGCAGCGCCCGGGCGAATCGGCGGAGGTAGCGCTTCATGGCTTGACGTCGTCGCGCAGGAGGAGGGCCCGCGTCCGCGCGACGACGTGCCGGCGATGCAGGTCCCAGCGCATACGAAGCCACGCGCCGACCGCGATCGCGATGGCGAACAGGAGCCAGATGCCGAACCGACCGACGACGCGCGTCCAGCTCGCGTCGTCGCCGAGGTAGGTCGTCGCGGTCTGGATCCCGTAGAACACGAGGCCCGCGGCCGCGGTCATCAGGAACGTGATCACGGCGAGCTCGGCCGGCCGGGCGAGGCGTGCCGAGTAGGTGGGGTGGACGGCCGCCCAGCCGACGCCGAGGACGCCGAACAGCAGACCGCCGACGAAGTTGGCGATCGTCGAGAGCGGGGTCCAGACCTCGGTCAGCTGATCCAGCGTCATCGACCGCTCCGCGGCAGCCGGCGGCGCTCGAGGGCTCGCAGCTCGCTCCGGACATCGTCGAGGTCGCGCCGGCACTGTGACGCCAGCGTGCGCTCCAGGTGCAGCTCGGCCTTCGTGGCCAGGTGGGCCGTCACCTCGGCTGCGTGCGCTTCACATTCGAGCTCGTACTTCTGCTCGAACAGGTCGGCCAGGTCACGCGTGCCGCGGAGGAGCGTCGTCTGGTTCTCGCCGAGCCCGAGCTTGCGCAGGCGGCGAGCGTTGAGCCATGCCCCGATCCCACCGATGACGGCTGCGGCGACGCCGGCGATCGCCGGGGTGAGGTCACCCACGCCACGGAGCTCGCCTCTGGGTCAGGAAGGGCGCGGCCGCCCCGGTTGTCGGAGCGAGGCGGCCGCTGGCGAAGGAGGGAGCGTGCATCCGGGCCGGAGACTACGAAGGCACGCCAAGTCCGGCGTTTGGCGTCGCGGGGTCAGCTGAGGCCGAGCAGGCGGTTGATCCGCTCGGCGCCGCGCTCCTCGGCGATGATGTCGAGCTCGCGCCGGACGGCCCGCAGGCGCTGGCGGATGCCCTCGGCCCGGACGACGAGGTCAGCCTGCTCGGCGACCAGCGTCAGCTCCCGCTCGAGGAGGGCCAGCTGGGGATCCTTGGTCGCGAGGATCTGGCGGATCCGCTCGTCGCTGAGGCCGACCGCCTCGCCGATCGCCGCCAGGCTCCAGCCTTCGCGGTCGAGCTCGCGGATCCGCGCGTCTCGTTCACGGCGGTCCATCGCCTGGGGCACGGAGCGGGAGGCGGTCATGCCGTCCTCGAGGCGCGCAGCCGCTCACGACGGCCGACGATGGGGATGCGGGCTGGCAGCGCGGTCCCAGCACCTGCCGGGGACGCCATAGCAGCTTGGATACCCTCCGGCAGCGCGACATCGAGCCCGTTGGCGTAGGCCGCGGCGGTGAGGGTGACGCCGACGAAGGTCGGACCTGCCACCTCGACCCGGGCGTAGATCCCGCGGATGAGCTCGGCCTGCTCGCCGGGCGTGGCTTTGGCCCACAGGACGGCCAGGTCCTCGAGGTAGCCGAGCGCCTGGTCGACGTCGACCGCGGGGGTCGGTGCCGTGCGTGCCTCGGTCTCCTGACGGCGGAGCTCGGCGAGCTGCTCGAGGTAGGCCGTGTCGTCGATCGATCCCGCGACGTGGCGCTCGGCAAGGGCGAGCTTCATGCGCCGGAAGCGGGCGGCCGACGCGCCGATCGGGACGGGCTGGGGTGCGGTGACGACGCGCCGGACCGCGGCGATGGTGCGACGGTCGAGCCGCAGGCCGGCGACCTGGCGGGCGATCGGCTCCTCCCACGTCTCGGCGGCGTAGCGCGCCTGGCGACCCCAGGCCGAGCAGGGCTGCGGGTGCAGGCGGGCGCGCCGCTGCGATCGCCCCGAGCCCGTCATCCCGTCCGCCCGGATCCGGCGACCACAGACGCACCAGAGCAGGCCGAGGAGCGGATCCGTCTGGCCGACGTGGCGCGGCCCACCGCCGCGGGTCTTCGCCAGGCGGATGTCCTGGACCTGGGCCCATAGCTCGTCGTCGACGGGCGGGTCGTGACGCCATGGGGCGGCCCGTCGCTCGCCGCCGCGGTGGCGGGTGGCCCAGCCGTTGTAGAGCGGGTTGCGCAGCATCTTGCGGACCTGCTCGGAGCCGAGGTCGAGCTGCTGGGCGACGTCGTCGATCGACACGTTGCCGAGGGCGTACCGGCGGAAGGCCTCGACGGCGCGATCGATGGTGACCGGGTCCAGCTGCAGCAGGTGCGGCGGCTCGCTCGAGCGCCGGAAGCCGAGGGTCGGGTTGCCCGCCTGGTCGCCGTGGCGGGTGAACTTCGCGGCGTAGCCGTCGGTGATGCGCCCGGCCAGGCGGCGGATGTAGCGCTCGGCCGACGTCGCCTCGGCCACGAGCTCGTCCCAGTCGTCGGGGTCGCTCGAGAGGATGCGCCGGTCGGCCATGAGGACCGCCACGCCGGCCGGGTGGAGTTCGTCCTCGAGGACCTCGAGGGTGCGCCGCAGGTTGCGCTGCCAGCGGTCGCTGTAGCCGACGACGAGGACCTCGAAGCGCCCGGCCTGCGCGTCCGCGACCATGCGCCGCATCGCCGGCGAGCGCCAGGCGATCTTGCCCGACACGGCGACCTCGTAGGCGATGCCCGAGTCGACGAGGCCCCAGCGCTCGGCCGCGCTGTCCTGCCGCTCGCGCTGGCTGTCGGGCCCGAAGTTGTCGAACTGGCCCGTCGTCGATTCGCGGATCCAGCGCGCGAACGTGCGGCCGCGGAGGTCGTCGAGGGAGCGGGGCAGGCGGGTCATCGGATGGCGTTTGCCAGCCGGCGCAGAGCGGCGTTGAGGGCCTTGACCAGGAGGGCCACGACGCGATCGCTCATGCGGCGTTGCAGAGGATACAGGCGGGCTGACCGCCGGGTGGTCGTTCGTCATGAGCGCCCTCGAGGTCCGCCTGACGCGACCAGGTCGTGCCGCAGCGGGCGGCGATGAGACCGCGCGACGTGACGGTGCGTTGCGGGTCAGCGAGGCGGTGCCACGGCATCGTCATGCGGCCGAGCTCCGTCGCTGGGCGCGGGCGAACCCAGGGCGACAGGGTCGGGAAGTCGTCGACGCTCATCGCCCGGCTCGGCTCGCTCATGCCGCTGATCCTCCGTCGCGCTGGGGGCGCTCGACGCGGGTCATCTTCCCACGCTGGGGCGCGGCCTCGCGCTCGGCGATCGCCTGGACGATGCGGGCGAGGACGGCGACCAGCGAATCCGGCCGCGGGACGTTCCTCGCGGAACGCTGCTCGATCACCGCGCCATGCCCGCGACCTCGCCGCCGACGAAGGCCAGCAGCGCCACGATCCCGAAGGCGACGAGCAGGACGGCGAGGTCGCGCAGCTGCCATCGGCGGTCAGGCACGACGTCGCTCGGTGTTCACGACGACCTGCCAGACGCCGAGCGCGATGATGAACAGCTCCCAGCCGACCATCGTCTCGAAGGCGAGAACGCCGACGTGGAAGAGCGCCAGCGCCAGTGCTGCCGCCGCAGTCTCGACGAACGGGCCCCAGTGCAGGCGGTCAGCCATGACGCGACCTGGCCCGGGCCTTCGCCTTCCGGACGTACACCACGGCGAGGCCGCAGGTCGGGTGGATCGTGGCCTCGTAGCGCCGCTTGTCGCCGGGCGCGGTGTGCTCCTGGCGACGCGGACAAAAGTCGGCGAGGGTCGTGCCGGCCGCCTCCGACGCGCGGACCCGGACGACGAGGCCCGACGGCAGGTGGACCCTCACGGCGCCACGTCCGTCGGCGGCAGCGTCACCCGCGGCCCGGTCACGACGACCCACGACCCCGGGCACAGGCCGAAGCGCAGCTCAGCGCCGCAGATGCGCTCCCAGCGGTTGAGGTCGAGGTCCATGATCCGGCCCAAGACGAGCATCTCGTGGTTCGGCCCGGCGTCGGTCGAGACCATCTCCTCGCACGAGGCGGGTCCGCAGACGCGGATCCGGCTGTCCGGGCCTCAGGCATCACTCGCCTCCCGTCGACGTCGGCGGCGGCAGGTGAATCGGGTCAGCCTTGGCCAACCAGCAATCCGCGCAGACACAGCTGTCGGTGCATCGCTCGTGATGACCGCCAGGTCCACCGATCGGTCGGTACGGGTGCGGCTCCTCCGCCAGTCGGTCCATGCGCTCGCTGATCGTCTCGGTCGTCATGGCGCCACGTCCGTCGGCGGCAGGGTCATCCGCGCCCCGGTGGTGACCGTCCATGACCCCGGGCAGCGGCCCATCCGCGCCGGCACCCCGCAGAGCGTCTCGAAGCGCTGCCAGCTGACGTCGGCGATGATCCCGGCCTGCAGGCGCTCCCGGTTCGGCCCCGCATCCGTCGAGACCATGTCGCGGCAGGCCGCGGGCCCGCAGATCCGGACGTGGACGCGCGGGCCCAGCGGGATGGCCAGGTAGTCCACCGGCCAGCCGCCGCGGCCCATGTGGGTGATGACGCCCTCGCGGCCGACGCGCGGGTCGAGGGTCGATGGGGCGCCGCTTAGGCCCGGGGCGGGATTCGAACCCGCGACCTCCGACGACGCATACACGTCCAATCGGTGCTCTGCCGACTGAGCTACCCGGGAATGCGGCGCCCCGCTCGTCGTTCGATCGGACGCACTGCCCTGGACCTGGGCCGACGTGCCGCGCACAGCGGTCACCCCGGAGACACCAGGTTGGGAAGCCGTGGGGTCGAGCGACGAGCGCGGAGCCGCGACGCGGGCGATGTGGGCGACGAGCAGGGCAGCGAGGACGAAGCCGACGATCCAGGCGAGCCCGAGGGCCGCCCACATGATCCAGTGGTGGCAGCTGCCGTCGTGGATGTGGCCATCGACCTGCAGCCGTCGGGTGGTGATGACGGGCTCGGGGCCCGCGACGTAGCGCTCCAGGCGGGCGCGGTCGACGGGCTCGGGGCCGCCGTGGCAGAGGTAGTCGTGGATGGCCCGGTCGTGGTACGGACGCCCCATGCAGGGCGACACGCGGCAGATCAGCATCGGCCCCGGGTCCTCCTCGTCGGCCCACGCCTGGTACGCCGCGTTGCGGCGGGGGTGGAGATCGCGACGCCATGGGTCGCCCGCGGCGCCACGACGCTGCGAGGTGCCGCGGGTGTCGCGGTTCAGGTCGGTCATCGGGTCTCCTTGAGCGTCGAGATCTGGACCTGGCAGCCCGGGCGTCGCTGGTGGTCCTCGAAGACCTTCCACGTCCGGATCCCGGCGACCTGGCTGTCGTCGCGGACGACGACGTTGGTGATCCCGTCGAGCAGCGCCCGGACGAGCTTGTCGAGGTCGGGCTTCTTGGCCACGAACTGCGGGGCGCCCACCCGGAGGACGGGCTCCGGACGGCGCGCGTTGGCCGGGAGGTAGTGGCTGGCGGGGCGCGGGAAGACGAACCAGGCGGTGACCGACACGGGGTGGGTCGTCGCCTCGAGCTCGCCCATCGCCCGGCTGGCCGCGCTCGCGATCGCCCCGCGCCAGGCGCCGATCGGCGAGTTCGAGCGGTTCGCATCGGTCGCGATGCGGGCCTTGCCGCCGGCGACGAAGGCGCGGGCCGTGCCCTGGGCGATGGGCAGGCCGCGGACGGCGAAGGTCAGGTCCATGCGGCAAGCTCCTCGTCGATCGGTTCATGGGCTGGGTCGGCATCGGGCGGCGTCGTGGGCTCGGAGGCGTCGTTCAGCGCGTCGGGCGGCGATGTTTGAACCCGACCGACCCGAAAGGTGGCAGCGATGCGGTCCTCTGCCGAGGGCAACGCTGGAGGAATGGACCCCCCTGGGGTAGGTGTTCCACCAGCTGGTGGCACGGCACCTGTGGTCAGTGGTGGCACGAAGGCCTGGGCCGCCACGATCTCGGCCTCGGCCTGGTCGGGATGCGCCCGGGCGTGCTCGGTCCAGACCTGCACCTCGAAGCGCTCGTAGCGCCGTCGACGCTCGTCCCAGCCGGCCCACGCGTTGAAGCCCTCGAGGAGCTGGCGCAGCTGCTCGAGCGGGTAGTCGCACCAGCCGCAGGTCCCGGGGTGAGTGCGAGTCACGGGGCCGCGCTTGTCGGCCAGCGAGCGGGCCACGAGACAGCGGTCGATGGCACGTGCCGCGGCGGGCTCGTCGATGACGGCCATCAGGTCCAGGCCTTGAATTCTTCGGGGGCTTCGACCGTCTCGGCCAGCGGCGAGCTGCCGTTCATCTCGGCCTGGAGCGTGGCGCGGTACTCGGCCCAGCCGCGGATATCCTCGAGCGCGGTGTCGGCGTCGTTCATCGCCTTCCGCTGTGCCTCGGTGATCGCACCCCGGGCGTACGCCAGCTGGCGTTGCTGGATCCGCCAGGCCTTCGCCTTCGCCTCGTCCTCGCGTTGCCGACGTGCCTGTTGGGCGACCTGGCGCGGGCTCGTTCCGTCGGCTCTGCTCGGTCTGGCCCCCGCCTGCGGGGGTTTGGGGGATTCGGGCCGGGCCGGGCCGGGCCGGGCACCGCGGACGCGCGGCTGCGCGCGCGGGAGAGCCGCACGCTGCGGACTTCCAGACGGCGCAGAGTCGGCAGCCTGCGGACTTGCTGCCGACTCTGCGCCGACATCGTGCCGACTTTCGTCTCCCGTTTCGTGCTCAGCCTCACCGGAATCGCTGCGCTTGTAGGGATCGATTCCGCGCGCGTCGCGGAGCGTCTTTGGGTGCGAGTCGTAGCCGTAGATGTAGTCGTCCCAGTCGTCCGGGGCGGGGTTCCTCGACGGGTAGGCGCGGCGCATCGAGCCTTGCCAGCTCCACCAGGTCAGGATCTGGATAAACGGCTCGCCATCGACCTCATAACGCTCGACCTGGCCAGCCTGCTCGAGCTCGTCGAGGGCGGTCCGGACGTGGCGCACGGTGACCTTGTCGAGCATCTTCGAGAAGCACAGGCCGAGGATGTCGACGGCGTCGCCGGCGAGCCTGCCCTGGTCGTCGGCTTGCACGATCATCCGCGGCCATAGGGCGTTGGCGACGATGCCGCACTTGGCCAGCGAGCGGCTGTCGCACATCTCGGGGTAGATCGCCCGCGGGCCGGGCGTGGAGTACTCCTTGGGCATCAGGCGTCTCTCCGGAGGAGATACGCGAGCTCGAACCCATCGCCGCCGTCGCAGCATGCCGGCCCGTGGACCAGTCCCTCGCGCACGTACCACCTGACCGCGGCGGCCCCACAGGCGAGGCATCGGCCGAAGAACGCGGTGCTCCAGCCGGCGCGAGTCCCTGCCCCGAAACGATCGAGGTTGGCCGCGAACGTCGCCTCGAGGCGTGACCGCATCTGGATGCCGCTGTAGATGGTCGGGCGGGCCACGAGCGCCATCAGCGCTTCCCTCGGCTGTCAGCCATGCCGCCACCCGTTGGCGATCGCCCAGGCTTCGTGCCCGGCGCTGTCGTTGTGCAGGGTCACGCCTTCTGCCGGGACAGTTGGATCCGCGGTGACCTGCCCGCCGCAGCCGCAGGGGCGCTGCTCGAGCACGACCATGCGAGGCGGGCCACCCACCCGGCGGTAGCCGTGCAGGAGGGACGCCTCGGTGATCGACGAGGTCGGCTGGCGCTCGAGGTCGCGCAGCGATCCCGGCGAGTGGAACGGCAGCAGGGCAAGGCTCATGCGGTTGCCTCGGGCATAGGGTCTCCTCGGTGGCGTCGCCGGCGGGTCTCGCCGGCCCTGCGGTGCTGGTCGGCGCGCTCCTCGGGCGACCGGGCGGCCTTGGAAGCGGCGATCTTCTCGACCCAGGCCTCACGGTCCGCTGGCGTCATCTCCGCGTGACGTCGAGCCGAAGCGGCCGCCAGGACGGCCTTGTGCTCCGGGTGCGCGGCGAGGTGCGCGGTCATGGCCAGCGAGCGCGCCGGCGCCGCCTTGCGGTTGAGCTCGACCCGGATCTCGGCGTTCGTGCGCGGTCGCCCGGTCTGGCGGTGGGCCTCGAGCGGCAGTGGACTGAACGGTCGCAGGGGACAGTCAGCGAGGCGGCAGACACCCTCGGGCTCGCAGCCCCGGCACATCGCGTCGATCGCGCCCTCGACGACCTGCGCGCGTTCGTCGGCGATGCCGATCGCGGAGCGCAGCTGGCGGACCGCCGCGTTGGCCGAGGCCTTGCTTCCGGTCTGGCCGGCCTGGCGGACGCGCGTGCTGGCCATGCGCAGGTTCTCGGCGATCCGCCGGCACATCTCGGTGCAGTACTTGTGCGGCGCCCCGGTGTCGTTCCGGAAGGTCCGCAGGCAGCCCTTCCGGGCGCAGGCGAACGTTCGTGCCGCCACGATCATCTCGGCGAGCTTCGGCCAGTCGAGCGTGTGGGCCAGCGCGACCGCGACCTCGACCTTCGGCAGGTTCAATCCGCGCCGGTAGTTGTCGAGCGACGTGTGTCCGACGCCCGTGACGCGCTCGAGCTCCTTGAGCGGGACGTTCCTGGCGCGGCAGGCCTTGATGAGCTCGCGACCGAAGGCCGCGGCCTTGACCGCCTTCGGGCTGTCGGGCGGGATCGTGTACATCAGACGCCCGACCCGGCCGCCGGCGCGTTCGTCAGTTCCAGCAGCACGTCGGCGTGGCACGGCTGGTCGAGCGGGCACCAGCACACGAGGTCACGGCCGCGGAGGGGGACGAGCCAACGCGTCCGGTAGTCGTGGTTCCAGCCCATGACCTCGGCCCGGTAGCACTCCACGGCATCGGTGGCGGTTACGAGCCGGCCCATTCCGAGGTCGATGTCGCCAACGCGGTAGCCGTTACCCCAGCGCGACGGCCGCCCGACGTACAGGTCATCCTCGAGCATCCGCCAGCCCTTCGTCCGCCGCCGCTGGATCCGCTTCGGGACGCTCACGAGGCGGCCCACAGCTCGATCGGGCGAGCACCCGGGAATCGATCGACCTGTAGCCGGCCGCTCTCCGGGATCCCGCGGCGCTCACGGATCTGGCGGGTCGTCTCGGCGACGTGGCACGGATGGCACAGGAGCTGCAGGTTCGTCTGGTGGTGGTGACACCCGTCGTCGTAGCCGGCCCCACCTCGCGGCTCGACATGGTTGACCTCGCCGTGAGCTCCGACGCGTCGACCGCACTGGTCGCATGTCGCTTCCGAGAAGCCGCCCGCGCGGATGATCGCCTCGTGTCGGGCCCAGCCCCAGAAGTGGTTGTCGAGGTAGGTCGACCGGCACGGCGCGCCGCACCAGCGGCGCCGCCGCGGCGGAAGGTCGCCGAGGCACCAGGCGCACCGTCCGGGGACCTCTGGCCCGCCCGGCCGCAGCGTGCACGCGGTGAGGGCCGTCACGGCGCCACCGGGCAGGGTCGCTGGCCGTGCCACTCGTCCCATGCGTCGGCCGCCTGCCCGAGCTGCTTGGGCGACAGCCCTGACGATCCGAGCGTGACCGGCATGAAGGCGTGCCAGGCCTCGAGGCCCTCGCGCAGGTGGCGCTGGACCTGCTCAGGCGGCCGGTGGAAGCCGTCGCGGCACGACGGGCACGGATCGCCGTAGGCGTACGCCGACGACGGGCACGGGCACTGGCGGCAGGCGCAGGGATACCGGTCGCTCACGCGTGGGCCTCACGGAAGCGCTGGACCTGCGCCCAGCCGGCGCAGCGCTCGGCGGGCGTCCCATCGGCCCGGTACAGCACCCGCTCGCCCGAGGCCGCCACCGCACCCATCGGCGGCTGGTAGTCGGCGCTGTCGCTGACCTCGCGCCGGCGTCCGTCCGGGTGGACGTAGGCGATCGGCCTTCGGATGCCCTGGTGGCACCAGAAGTTCGGCAGCGCCTCGACGTTGTCGCCACGGGCGCGCTCCGGGCTGTCGGGCCGGAAGGCGCAGTCGACGCAGCGAGCCTGCCTGGTCGTCGGCGCGACCGACGGATCGATGGGCCACTGCTCGAGGTCGTAGACCGGCTCCCAGCACGTGCAGTCGCCAGGGTCGCCGTTGGCGTCGCCGTAGCAGCACCAACCGTGCGTCACGAGGTCCTCGGGCGTCAGGAAGGGCAGCGGGCCACCGGCACCACACAGGAAGCCGCTCACGGCGCCTCGACCTCGTTCGCCCGGGTCAGGACCTCGACGAGCCCGCAGTTGCAGCGCTCGGGCAGCATGGGTCGCTTGTGGACCCGGGGCCGACCGCCGACTTCGGGCGCCCATGCCGCGCACCAGTGCAGGTGCCCCGCGCGCTCACGCAGGTCGGCGGCCAGCCGGCGCTCGAGCGGCGTCCAGGTGCGCTGCTCGGTCATGCGCCGGTCGCCGTGAGCTGCTTGCGGTAGGCCTGCACGTCGACGAAGTCAAGGTCCTGGCCGCCGTAGTCCGGGTGGTGGCGCTTCAACGCCTCCGTCATCCCGCCGGCACGCTCGACGAGGACCTTGCCGCGCGCCGCATCCGGTCCGCCGGCGGTGAGCTGGGCCCAGCCCGCGTATTGCTCGCCGCGCTTGCTGACGCCGTAGCGGTTGACCGCCCGAAGCGCCTCGAGGGACAGGGCGATGGCCCGAACGTTGTGCTTCCAGTCCTCGTGCGCGTCGGTCGCGTAGGTCAGCCGGCCGTGGCGCGAGTCGAACGAGATCTCAACGCCCGGGTGGCTGAGCGGTCGAGCGTTCGCCCGGGGCAGTCCGTCCATCCGGATGTCCTCGGGCCGAAGACCGACGCCGAACAGCACGTCGCGGCCGTCGAGCTTGCCGATCTCGTCCTCGAGCTTCGACAGCGTGTCGGACCAGTCGGCCTTGAACGTCCAGCGCGAACGCCGGTCGGCCGCCGGCGTCGTGGGGTGCGGCCAGGTCGGCAGGGGCCGGTACGTGAACTGCATCAGCGGGCCGGCCCCGCGACCCAGACGTAGGTGTCGAAGACTGTCGTCGACGCGACGTACCAGCCGGCGTGCCCCTTGACGGTGATCCGCTCGGGGCGGCCGTCAGGGGTGTCGGCGGGCGGTGCCTCGACCTCGGCGCCATCGAGCGGCCCGCCGACCAGCACCGTGCCCCGCAGGCGGATGATCGGCGTCACGTCAGGCCCTCGGCGTCGAGCTCCGCAGCCGCGGCGGCCGCCTGCGCCGGCGTGAACTTCGGCTTGGCCTTGGCCGCTGGCTTGGCGGGGGCCGCGGGCTCAGGATCGGTCGCCGTACCGCTGATCTCAGCGACGATTCGATCCCAGGGGACCGGCGCCTCACTACTACCCATCCGCTCGGCGATGCGCGTGGCCAGCTCGGCGCGGACCTCGGCGTCGGTGAGCGAGCTGAGGGCTGTCCAGGGGTCGGGCTTCTTGACGGCTGGCTGCCTGGCCTTGGCCCAATCCTTGAGGTTCCAGCCGATCATCGACCACAGGAGCGCGCGGGCCCACAGACGGGACGCCGGCGTGTCGACGAGCTCGGCCTCGATGTGGGCCCGAAGTGCGGCGCGGCCGTCGCTCGCGGCCTTCCAGGTGGCATCCTGCGTCATTCGGTCGGCCTTCATCTTGGCGTCGCGATGCGCCTGGACGACGCACGCGGGCTTGACGGACGGGGACCCGTAACCGAGCTCGACGATCCAGGCCGAGCAATCGCACTCGAGCGCATCCGCCTTCGATCCCGCGCCGGACCTGTCGGTCACGACGTTGGTGAAGCCGGCCTTCCGGATGGCGGCCGCCACTTCGCCGGTGCCGCCACTCCAGCTGACGACGTGGATCCGATCGCCGGGCTGCGCCTTCTTCTTCGAGAGGCCGGACAGGATCGAGGTCAGGCGCCCGGCGTTCTGCTCGTGCGTCCTGGCCTGCTGGGTACGCTCCCACTCCTGCTGCTGCTTGTGCCGCTGGACCGATTGCTCGAGCTCGTGCGCGCTGCTGCCACGGGCGATGGCATCCTTCGCGAGCTCGACCTGCGTCTTGGCGACCAGGCCCTTGAGGGCCTTGGCGTGGGAGGGCGTGAGGACCTCGTCCTCGATCAGCTTCTGGATCTCGCGCGGCGCGTCCAGGAGGCCGAGGTCGTTGGCGATGGTCGACGGGTGAAGGCCGAGCTCGCGGGCGAGGTCGACCTGGCTGGTGCCCGCGTCGACGACGGCGCGCATCGCCCGGGCGCGATCGAGCGCGGGAAGGTCTGCCCGGTGCAGGTTCTCAACGAGCTGCTCGATGGCGAGCGTCTCCGGTGCCCGCTCGACGTCGTCGTCGATGAGCGCCGGGATCGTCTCGAGGCCGACCTGCCTGGCTGCCAGGTAGCGGCGCTGGCCCCACACGACCAGCCATCGCTTGCCGGCCGGCCGGACCTTGATCGGCTGCAGGACGCCGTGCTCCTGGATCGATGCCGCGAGGGCGTCGAGGTCCGCGATGTTGACCCGGACGTTCTCGCCGACGTCGATCGACGCCAGCGGCAGCTCCTCGAGGCGCTGGGCGGGCGCGGACGTTTCTCGCGGAACGCTGGCCAGGGCCGCGGTCACGACGTCCCGTCCTTGTCGTCGTCGTCCGCCTCGTCGACGACCTCGCCCTCGACGCCGTCGCCGGTGATGGGCTCGGCCGGGGCGTCATCGACCATCGCGTTGCCGGCGTCGGTCAGGGTGTACTGCGGCGGCTGGCCCTTCTCGCTGATGATCTCGACGAGCAACGGGTCCGCCTGCGCGTAGGTGTACAGGCTCTCCTCGAGGTCGCCGATGTCTGATTCGCTGACGAGCTCGAGCTTCCTGGCGATCGCGTCGAGCGTCGGGGGCGGGGCCCCGTCGGTGGAGCCCGGCTCCCCGGCGCCCCAGGCGTCGTCGACGTCGGCCACCGCGCGCAGGATCCGCAGGCGGATCGTGTCGACGGTGGCGTCCTCGCCGCCCGGGAAGGCGACGAGCTGGCCCCGCGCCTGCTTGACCGCCTCCTCCTCCGCGGCCTTGACCTCCTCGTCGAGCTGCAGCTGGCCGCAGAGGTGGGGCGCAGGCTTGGTCTTGACCTTGGTCGAGATCTCCTGGCCGTCGTCGGTCATCGTCAGGACCGAGGTCGCCCTGGCGACCGTCTTGATCGGCAGGTGGCAGTTGGGGCAGAGGTTGGTGACCGTCACGGTCGCCGGCGCCGTGACCTCCGCGTGATGCTCCGAGGGCGGCGGGAGCGTGACCTGCAGGTGATCGAGGACGACCTGGCGGAGCGTGCCGAGGCTGACGACCTCGACGCCCTTGAGCGGCCCCTTGCCGTCGACGGCCACCGCGGCGGCCTGCGCGCGGCCGATGATGTCCTCGGTGATGGCCCGGCGGAACGACTCCCGCGTGGCGAGCGTGTCGCCCATCTGCACGGTCATCAGATGTCCGTCCGCTCGGCCGTGGCGGTGGCCTCGGCGAGGACACCGTTGCCCGAAGCGTTCTCGGCGACGGCGGCCGCTACGGTGAGCTCGATCTCTTCGATGGTCAGCGGGTCGACGGACTTCCCCTCCTCGAGGTCGTCCGGCTCGCGCAGCGTGACCTTGACGTTGTAGGTCGCGACGACCTTGCCCATGTCAGTTCCTTCCTTCCTATGCCGCTTCGGTGACGACCGAGCCGGATCCGTTCTTCGACACGCTCCAGACCGTGTCGGCGTACTCGGCGAGATCGGCGTGGTGGGACACGAGGACCACCCTCTCGAGGTCCCCGTGGTGGGCCAGGACACGGAGCGCCTGGCCGAAGGCCCGGCGCGCGTCGACGTCCAGGCCGTCGGGCTCGTCGACGACGAGCGATCGGATCGCGCTGCCGGCGCGGCGGGCGACCAGGCGTGACAGCCCGACCGCGATGGCCAGCGAGACGGACATCCGTTCCCCCCCGGAGAAGAGCGCGAGGCCGCGCTCGCCGACGTCGTCGCGGATGACGAGGTCGAGCGCCTCGACGACACCCTTGCCGTCGCGCTTGGCGCGCTGGGCGCGGAGCTCGAGGGTCATCCCCGGGCGGAGCTCGCCGAGCAGCTCGTTGGCGTAGTCGGCGAGCTCGGGCAGGACGCCCTCGATGATCCGCGCCGGGATCCCGGTGACGCCGAACGCGCTGACCAGGCGGCGCAGCAGCCCGAGGTCGGCCGTCACGGTCGCCAGGCTCGCCTCGAGGGCGTCGTGTTCGGCCTGCAGCTGCGCCTGGCGCTCGAGGTTGGCGACGG